TTCCTTTTTAGTCTGCGTCGGCGTTAGCGCCGCATTTTGCTCTCTTAGCGTTAGTCAATTTACCAAAATCAACAGGCCATTCTTTACCGACTGGCAGCTCGACTGCATTCTTAGGAAGAGTAATTGCAACTCCTGATTCCTTCTCTATAGCCGCGATACTAGTCCGAAACTTAGTCAAATCATTTCCAAGATTAGGATAAGGAGCAGTGTGAGGGAAATACCAAGCTGCTACTTGTCCTGTCTGTTGATCGATGACGATCTTATAGAATGCGTGAGGAACAACTACGCCGTGACCTATAGTCTTATCGGTAGAAGAATATACTGCTCCGCTGATAGCAGTGAACGGGCGATTTAACTGTACTACCCAACCACGAAAGCTAGTCTCAAGTAACTTCCAGATACCTCTGTTTAGAGAGGGTGCTTGAGGTGTCATATTTGTCATCAAGAAGCTTTCAAACTCAACTTGTTGATCCCAACTCTGGTCTCCGTCAGGAGCCATATGACCTTTATCATATCCAGTAGCTGCGTAGTCCTGCGGGGTCGGACCATTTGGTACACTGGCGTCAGCAACAAATGCATTACTACGTGCTATGCAGCCAATTGCAGCGTCTGGAGTCAATGTCCATGCTACATATTGTGGAATCTTTGATGATGCATCATATCCTACTAGGTAAGCCTGACGGCAGATCAAAGTCAATTGCTTATTGCTAGTAGGTACACCATATGGTTCATGTACACTACACTGTTGAACGGGATTTGGTTGACGCTGTGATGCATAGCATGTAGAAACACTAGTTAATGCTAGAACACCGAAAATCAAATATAAAAACTTATTCATAAATACTCCTTTTGTGATAGAGTATTTATGAATTAAAGTATGCTTAGATATTAAGACCATTCTGTTTTAGATCATCGATCGCCTTGCGAAGAATTTCTTCAAACATCTCATTGAGAGTAATATCTCTATCATGTGCCATGTGTGCTATAGCTAAGAAAACATCTTGAGGAAGACCCTCGATAGGAATCACAATGCGCCTGTCATAGTCTTGCTTTCCTTCAAAAATACTCTTTGCCTTGTCAAGGATATCTTCTTCAGTGTCAATATCTACGAACTTTACATCATCCCACGCCTGATTAGGGTCTACATTGCGCCTTTTAGCTTCTAGGCGATATTCTTCGATATATGAAGAATGAATATATCGATACGGGGGCGGTTCGACTTCCCAAACTGCTGTCTTAGGACAGGTGGTTATCTCTAGAACTTCTTGAGTCTCGGTACTAAACACAACAGATATGTGTGAATAATCACTCTCGAATTCCATATATCGAGAAGGTCCAAAACAGGCCCACATATATTCTGCTCCGTCAGTCACACGGTAGTCTAAAACTTCCATTATATCAGAAAGATGCATGATACTACTCCTAGTTAGTGTTAGTATTCTTACACGGTTCTAGGCATTTTTCAAATATATTGGGTAAATTAATGTACCCAACAATCACAATTACAAGAGATCACATGTTCTATGGCAGCTTTTACGCTCAATGTAGAGGGAGACATAGTGCTGCTAGTATAGTTCGGATCTAATGTAGGTGGTAGATTATTTGGATTATAATCTGATGGAGGAGCTATTATGACGATTCCATCTATAGGACTAGTTGGTACTATGACTGGTCCCGAAGGTATAGTTGTGCTTACGATAGGAACTATATTATTTTCTACGTTATTGTCTACTCCTTTTAATAATGGAGTTACGTCGCCCTGTGCATAATCACCTGTTTTTTGGAATCCGTTATCATAATATCCTGCAGGCTTAACATTATCAGGCCATGCAGGAAGAGTGTACCCATTGATTCCTGCACTATCGGTTCCTCCATTAGAAACGGCAGCTCCTACGGTACCATTTGCCATCAATATCTTGACATCTTGATCTGAAGGTTGGCTAGGTATGTCATTATCTGGTCTGATACCTATCTTCATCAACCTTGCTTGATTGCGCTCTTCACGCATCTTTGCTACAGTGCTTTGACCACCTATATTGTCTAAATCAGATATAGCTTCTAATGTTTGCGCATCCATGTGTGGTCTAGTATCTTGTGATATAAAAGTCATAGAATCCAAAAATCCATACACTGTATTAGGATATAGGTTTGTGAAATGGTCTTTGGGTATAGATACAACATTCATTGCTGTGTATCTGGCTCTTTGTTCTCTAGCAATCTGTTGACCTAATACATTCCAGTATGTGTTTAGATATACTGCATAGTTCTGTTTAGTATTAAATATCGTTCCTATCTCGGTATTAGCCTGATCGATGTAATATTGAACGACAGAATTCATTGGACTAGCCCATCCTGTAGTACCATAAGCTGAGTTAGTGCCGCCGGAGTTTGTGACAGGAGGATATTCTATAGTCACTGTTGGTAATGATGTAGAATCAGTACCTGCACTTACTAATGAGACTGAAGTAACCCTACCAAAAGTTCCCTGATGATTAGATTTAGCGTCAGTAGTATCCGATCCAATGGTTGTTGAACCTGATCCCCCATTGCTTATAGTAATTACCGGAGAAGGTGCATTACCTCTGCTATATCCTCCACCTGGACTAGTCAATGTAAGTCCTGTGACATGATAGTAAGTATCGAATGAAGGTCCGGGACCAGTATATGTAGTATACTGTAATGATACGCTAGCAGGTTCCCATGTTACAGCTAGATATAGCTGCTTGTAAATCTCATAGAGATTTGATGTCTCTAGTTGATTTATCCGTGTCTTTATAAGTTGCCATGGATAAGGAAGACCGCTCATACATCCAAAGAAGTCACTCATAGTATATGTACCAGCTGGGCCGCTGCCCAATGAACATATACGTTTGCTATCATCCGTAGCTGTTTGGTCGGTTGGCTTATCTGTACCTCCCACTAGTGGTAGATCAGCAAAATTCTCGATACCTTTTACTACTTTAGAGAATATATGAAACTCAACATTTTCTATATTCTTTATCTGTTGCATAGAATAACTGAATGCACCGGCTGCTGTAGCCCAAGTATCAGGTATGATACCATCTAGATAGCTTCCAAAACCTTTTGGTAATTCAGTAAAATTCTCAGGTGATACCGTTGAATCAGATGTTATCACTAATGTTCTAGGGAAAATCGTTCCTATGACATTCTTTATCTCATCGTTATTGAGTGCTGGATTTAGTGCGCCTTCTATATAGATGGGATAGTATGTCTTGCTATTCGTAGGCAATCCTAATGACCCGTTATATACAGGAACAGTGAAGCTAGCATAGCTATTGGGGAAAAGTTTCTTTAAATCTAATAAGTCTGCTAGTGTGTCTAATCCATTTACTTTACATTGCAGTGGTGCTAATACATGTGCTAGATTCTCACCTGTTATCAGCAAGAACGCACCTAAGATACTCTGTTCTAGATCCTTGCTCCATCTAGGTAACTTACCAGCAACAATGGAATCTATCTCGTACTTAGTCAAGCCCGCTGCTAGTAGAACCAATGCTAGGTCTTGAGTTACTGCTCCGGCGAGTCCTATATTCATCAATAGATTAGAAGGTAATCCGAAAGTTTCTATATTTCTGAGGTTGAACAATAACCCAAGGTTATCTAAATCTGTTCCAAAATCTGCACAACTTAAACTAACTCCTGCTATATCAGCACTGCTCAGGTCATTCATATTGCTGTAAGCATATTGCATGAAGGTGTCGCTGCCATCGATCACATTTATCGATTGGTTGCTATCCATATGAAACCCATGACAGCGCAAGAAACTACTTAAAAACTCTTTGTATTCAGGTGTATCTAGTGTGGCCGAATCACCGTTAAAATTAAATTCATTCCAAGCTTGAAGAGCGTGACAACGTATCCATCCCCATTGGGTGACGCTGGTGTTAGGGTTTACTGTGCTATCACCAGTATAAGGATACCAAGTAGCATTCTGTGCCTGTCCAGTTTTACCACTAAGTGGATAACCAGATGTTGCAGGTCCTGGCAATGCTCCAGTTACACCTATCTGTGCAGCATATTTTTCTGCAACACTGAGTGTGCTAGATGCGGTGCTTGTTCTTGCCCAGACACCTGCATTATCTATTGCTACATATGTAGGTGGTTTACTATTACCTAATGCAGGGATCGTACCTGAACCTATAGAGATGAGATTGTTATAAGTAGATACCGATAGTGTAGAGCCACTGTTTGGCACACCCCTGATGTACCCATCGTTGATCGCCCAAGTAAGTAACCTAAGAGATGTATCATTGCATATAGAACCAAATGAATAATCATCATTGGTCTTACTGATACCCATATTATCTTGTGCGGTCTTATTGATTCTGAGTCCACTATTTTGTAATAGTGAACCCATCATATTTACTGCTAGCGGAGTTTGACGACCTGTATCTGCCATATTATGGTACGAAAACGTCTCCGCTTCCTTGGGCTATAGGATGACCGCAATCATTACCTGAGCCAATGCGTAATACCGGAACACCTTCGCAGAATACTGTAGGGCTACCATCGGTTGTCATAGCACAAGCATGTTTTCCTAGTCCATGTGGTGTTATAGGGCTCACATGAAGACCAACTGGTATTCCATTACAGAATACGGTTGCTGCTCCTCTTATGATTTTTCCACCGCCCGAATCGATATCACCTTTTCTGCTTAGTGCTGGCATCTTTTATCCTACTAGAATCTTCTTTTCTGGCATAACTATGCCAGTCGTTGCTTGAATATATTTAACTTTCACACTTTCATCTGTGATAGAAAATATACTTATGCTATTTGTATTTAGTCTTACCTCGGCCTTGGGGTCTGCGGTAAACATGCTAGGAACTAATCCCATGCCTTGAGGTCCTGGAGCGACACTGACTGGGTCGGTGATAATTAACATATCACCGTCGATCTCTTTTACTTTAGTGATCAATTCTTCTCCGCTATTGAGCTTGAACGTCACTACCTTACCTATTAGATTTTGCATATATTTTCCTTTATGCTGCTAGTTTGTTGCGGAGTTCTGCGAACCCACCTACATATTTTTCATCGAGAAAAATCTGTGGTACGCTGCGAGCAGATGGTACTATACTAAGCAAATCTTCTACTGTATACCCATCTCCGATCTTTCTCTCTTCGAAAATGATTCCTTTCTGAGATAAAAGTGTCTTTGCTTGTACGCAATAGTTGCAATTGTCCTTGCTGTAAATGATAGCTTTCATGTTTTTCTCCTTATTATATTGTTGGTAACTCATCATATTCTAGTGTGTCTGTCAAGACACCGATAACATAGCTAGTTGACTCGCTCTCCTGCAGTGCAGTCTGTTTCTTACTCGTATCTGTGTGTTTATTAAACCATGGGATAGGAGTAGACTTTGGTGCGGGATTCCAGTACTTTATACCAATCTGTTTAAGAGCGTCAACCGCGGTATAATCTACGAAGTCTTTCAAGATGTTTGAATTAAGACCGATAACAGGACCTTTCTTAAAGAGATAACTAGCCCAATCTTTTTCTTCTTTGATCACATCTTCATAAATCTTGCGAACCTCATCTTCACAAATAGTCTTTGCTTTTACAAAACGATTATCTTCTTTTATTACGTTATTGATGATCCAAGCTGTCCATTCTTTATGTAATAGTTCGTCTTGTAAGATGAGGCTGATGATATTTCCATTCCCCATGAAAAGCTTGTTCTCTACCATCGCTAATGATGTGGCAAAACTAACCATGAAACGAAACGCTTCTAATGCATAACTAGCGTGTAGTGCTAACCAGATAGCGTTGATATGCTCTTGCTCGTCTATCTCTTCCCCTAATTCTTTCTTGCAGTTTATCAGGTGCAATTTATCATAGTAGTTACCGATACTAGAAGCCATATCGACTATCTCTTGTGTATCATGGATAGTATTGAACACTTCTTTAGGTACGTTATAGATATTACGTATGATGTGGCTATAGCTACGGCTATGTATATTCGTTTCGAAGAACGACCAATTAGACATCAAGGCTTCAAGCTCAGGAATAGAGCAAACAGGAATAAACACTTGTGCTGGAGCCCTTCCCTGTAATGAGTCAAGCGCAGTCTGGCGTAATACGTTGCTAGTGAAGATATGAGATACTGCTTCGCTAGCATCCTTCATGTCATTAGCATCTTTAGATAGATTGACTTCCTCTGGTACCCAGAAAAACCCACGTGCTGTCTGTTCGATCTTCTGTAATTTCTGATACTTGACCTCTTCGAAACGTTGAATGGTTACCGGTCCTGCTGGGTCAAGAAACATCTTACGATTAAGATAATCAGTAGTAGTATTTAAATTGTATTGTTGTTTACTCATAACTTACATGCCTCACATTCTGCATCTTCTGCAAAGAAATCGATCTCCTCTAGAGGAGCTTCATCTTCTACTTCCTTTGCTCCCTTCTTATTGATAAGCGAATAATAGAAAGTCTTGAGTCCCCATAATTGGGCCTGCATAAGGTTCTTTGCTATCAATGTAGTAGGTACTTTACGTTCTGGGAAATGTGCAGGATTATAGAAAGTGTTTGTACTTATACTCTGATCTACATATGCTGCTAGAACGGCAGCGGTCTTTATGTAGTTAGCACAGTCTTTTTGATCCCACATCAACTGATACTTGTTTTTTAGTTTATGATATTCTGGAACAACTTGCACGAAAGAACCTGCTTTAGATTCTTTCACACTGATCAAGCTCATCGGAAGCTCAATACCATTGGTACTATTAATAACCACGCTACTGCTTTCCACAGGAGCAATAGCCATAAGTGTCGCATTTCTAACACCATATGTCTTCATCTCCTCTCTTAATGTTTCCCAATCTAGTTCTGGGGTAAAGTCTGCTAGTTCATTAGAACCTTTAGCACGATTTTCCCAAGGAAACTGTCCCTTGCCATATCGTGTCTTAGCCGAATCTTTGCATGGTCCTCGTTCTTTTGCAAGCTCTACAGTTGCTTCTGTCAAGTAATAAGCTTGATGTTCCATCCAACTCTTTACATCTTGTAATGCGTCTTTATCCCCGTACTTATATCCACGCTTGGCATGCCAATATGCGAGATTAGTCACCCCGATACCTAATGGTTGTATCTCATCATTGCTCAACTGACTCTGTATACTCAGGAAATCTTGGTAATCAAGAATATTACATAGACTACGCTGAAGTATCCTACAAGCACGGCGCATGTCTTCGGGATTGCGGAACGACCCCCAATTGATACTGCCCAGAGTGCATAGAGCAATGCGACCATTAGGATCATCGAGACGTTTGAAAGATTTTGTAGGAAGAAGTATTTCACAGCACAAGTTACTCTGATAGATAGTGTGGTATTCTGGATCGAAAGGTCCTTGATTCATAACATTATCGATGAATACTAGATAGATGCGCCCAGTATCAGTACGCTCCTTGAGGATACCTCCCTTGAACACTTCTTCTGCACTCATAACCTTGCGACGAAGATCCTTGCGTTTCTCATATTTAACGTATAATTCTTCGAATTTCTGTGTATTCGTATAGAAGGCTTCATACAAGTCTGGAACTTCGTTTGGATCAAAGAATGTGATATTCTCACGGTTCTTGAATCTACGCCAGAATAGTGCTGACAACACGACACCATAGTCCATGTGTCTGACCCTAGTTTCTTCTGTACCTTGATTGTTCTTGAGAACGATGAGATCGTCAAACTGATAGTGCCATATAGGATAGAATACAGTAGCACTAGCATTACGTATACCACCTTGGCTACAACTGCGTAGGTCACCAAACCATTTCTTCAAGAATGGAATCATACCAGTGTGCATGACTTCTCCTCCGCGAATAGGACTACCCAGAGGACGAAGTCTTCCGATCTCTAGACCGATGCCAGCACGTTTGCTAGCATACTTTGCCATCATCTCGCCTGAGGCGAAGATAGAATCCAGATCATCATCGCTACGTATAAGTACGCAACTACTGAACTGTTTAGTAGGAGTCCCGAGACCAGCAAGAACAGGAGTAGCAAGTGTGAATAACCCATCTGACGCTGCATTGTAGTACTCTTTTATGTATTTCAATCTCTTGTTGTTTTCTTCCATATGGAAGACAGTCGCCGCAGCAACGATATATCTTATCTGCGGGGTCTCATAGATTTCTTTAGTAGCTCTATTGCGTACTAGATATTTTTCGATAAGTTGTTCTATGGCAGCATATGAATATTCTTCATCCTTGATATGCTCGAC